TCCAAATGATATGTGTAACAATTCATGTTTTAATACACCCATTCTTTGTTTATCATTAAGACTATTAAAAAATTCTGTATTAATAGATAATTGTACACCTATACCATTTTTACTAACACCTGCTGTAGGTATAGTTTTAATATATTTTTTGTTAAGTCCTATAAGAAAGTAACCGTAAAAAGGTTCTTTCAGCATCAACGACTTACTTGCTTTGGCTAATTGTTCTATTGCTTTCATATTGATCTTATTATATGCGTGTTAGGTTGTTCATCACCAGGGTCAGATATTATAACTTCATTCATAACCCTAGTCTTTCTTCATCCATTCTATCTTCTGCTATATCATCCAAGCGTCTTTGTCTATATTCATAGTCTTCTATAGGTTCATTGAACGCTTCTTTACAATTGTGATTGTCACAAATGTAGATGTCATAGCCTTCATCATCTACATGATCGCTGTAATCTCCCCCACAGCAAGGGCTTACTAGTTCTGCCATTTTATTTTTAATTTAATTGGTTTAATATTCTTTCCTATTCCTTCATTTATTAATTTCTGGTTCACATAATTAGTAAATTCCTGCTCTATTATATCTCTATACTTAACGTATTCTTTATTAGCTATTAGATAATCCATAATAACTGACCAAGTTAATCTATTATTAATAGACCACTTTCCTTCTTCTTTTTGCGTTATTAAGAATTTTCTAGTTCTAATTTCATGGCACTGTTTTTTCAATATTACAGTGAGTAGCTCAGGTGGATCCATTGCAAACCATGTCTTTAGACCAATAAAAAAGTCCTCATCATCAGAGGACCTTATTAATTTAACTATGTTGTTATATATATCAAGTGTTATCTCTATCTTTTCTTCTATTTCTTTTGTCATTTAAATTAATTATTACTCCTGCATTTTCTTTGTCATACTCATATGGTTCAAACACAGGTATGATATATTCACAATTGTCATCAGGTATCCATTCATGCTTTTGCATGTCATCCTGTACTGTCTGTAAAGGATTAACGTAATCAAACTTACGTCTGCTATTCCTAATAAACTTAAAGGTTACATACACGGGTAACTCCAATTGATTGAATTCTTTAACAAAGGACTCTTTCAACTCTATATAAGAAGCATTAGTGGCCTGTCTGTATTTAGTAACTGTCTTACTAGTTATAAAATACTTACCTGTCCATTGCCTGCTGTTCTTAGAGCTTGGTGTGTTACCCGGTATAAACCATTCCATAATATTATATTGAGTCCTTAATTAGTTTAAACAACTTAGGCTGCACTGCACTGAATCCATACTTGGCAACTACATCTGCTATATCTTTCTCTGATTTGAGGTAGATACCGTCAATGTTGTATGCTTTTTTGTATTTATCCATAGCAGCGTGTCCTGCGTCATCATTGTCTAGCAAAGATAACAATTTTTTGTATTTAGACTGCAGGTTCTGTATAATATACGGTTTGATGATAGTGTTCTCTGAATCAGGAGCTATGACATCTAAGCCAAAGTTAAATGACTTAAGACACATTGCGTCTTTGAGTGATGAACATATCACTAGATAGTCCTTGTCATACTTGAGTTGTTCAAGTCCTTGAAGGTGGCTATCTATCTTAATAAATTTGTAACTCTTCTGCTTGGGTTGATATATCTTGTAACATTCACCACTGTCTGTATAGTAACCATACATCAATTGGTTTCTTATCACAAGTTTGTCAATACCTTCAGCTGAAGCTTTGACCATATTATAATATTCAATAGGGTGTACGTTATACTCATTAAGCATAGACGTACCTATATTATATTGTAACCAGTACTTAGCATCATTTGAATTCCATTCTCTTTTAGAAATATAATCTACTGCATATCTAGATACAGGCTTGTACTCCGGATCAGGCTCAAGAAATCCCCCGTCCATAATCCATTTGTTGTAATCCTCTGTAATCTTAAACAATGCCTCACTATATGTTAAATCAAATAGATGTTGAACTATATCAATTTTACTACCTTGTTTCCCTGTAGAGAAATCCTTAAATTTATATTCCATACAAGAAGGGTCAAGGTATATATACATGCTTGGCGTGCGCTCACTAGGATTGAATATGGATTTGATTTGTATATCTTGTCCGGTCAATTGTTCAGGCAGGCTAAGGTAGTATTGAAATACCCAACCACTCTTGATCTCTTCATGTTGACTGATAAAATTCTTTGTACTAAACATAATAAATGAGGGGGCATGATACCCCCTCTATTTAATTATAATTCAAAGTCAGATGCTCCACCATTAGAAGCAACAGGCTCAAATGTAGCTGCCGCTTTAGGCGCATCATTTGTCTTGTTGATACTTCTCACATGTGTAGCTTTGTCAAACTTAATTAATCTAGTATTATCTACACCTAACTTCTCCATTGGTACACCATCTCTAGATAGTTTAGGTAAGTATAGATCATTGTTAACATAACCTTCTTTGTTTTCCCATTCACGTGAACCTAAACATACGTTAAAGAATTCACTGTTAGAAAACAAACCATTACATTTAGTAATAAAGTCCTCAATTGTAGCAGCTTCTATAGCATCTAGCTTTTCACGGCCACCAACAACTTCACTAACAAATATCATAGCTTTTAAGATCTCTTGATCTTTACTTATCTCTCTACCATTATCTAATGTAGCATCTTTGTAAGGAAATGGAGACATTCTTACTCTTGCAATCTGACCATCATATCTTCCTAATGACTCATTATTTTGGTCACGTAGGAATCCTTCAAAGTCTCCTTTGATAGGCTCACTTTCTACATGTAGATGTATCTGATATGCATTAGCATCCCACGGAGTCTTGTCCATAGATATACTATTAATTCTTACTACTGCGTTGCCTGGTCCCATTAAAGGTCTAAGCTTGCCACCACCTGTGGCCATGTCTTTTGTACTTAACATACTTTCTTTTTTTTAATTAATTAATTGATTATTGTTCATACTCTGTTATACAGTCTTTCACAAACTGTAAGTCATTATCTATAAATGGTTCTTTAAACATGTCAATTGGAGACTTACATGTGTTCTCTCCATTATTAACTGTATCAAACCCATACTCTAGTCCATCATCAGTTTTGTTTACTCTACCAAATAATACTATAGAAAACAAACCTTCTAGTGTTAAAGTGTTGTCAATCATTTTACCTATTGTCTTAGCTTTAACTTTTCTATTACCATTACCGTCTACTGAATCTTCTGAGTGAGTCAAGAAAAATATAGTTAAGTCTTCTCTCATATCTTTAGGCATCTTAGCAACCTGTGCTAAGTTAGCTGCAATCTGAGTAAACTTATCATATCCCTTTTCATGTGCTCTGTCAAAATATTCAAAACTAGACATGTACTGCCAGTCATCTATGACTAACGTTTTTATATGAGGCATCTTATCATTAACATGATTCATAGCCTTAATGATACCTGCAGCTGAACTAGCAGATGTCATGTTACCTTTAGGAGTTTCCTTAGATATACTAGTATAATTCTTTTTCCATCCCTTAAATGGTAAAGGTTTGTTAGCTATGTTAATTATAAATGTTTCTTTAGGATTTAATTTCCTAATTGATGTAGACTTTCCAGTCCCTGAGTCAGCTATGACTAATACGCTTTGTGCCATTCTATTTTAATTTTGAGTTAATACTTAATAATGCTCTTTCTATTCCTTTTAATACATCAACTATGTCCCTCTCTGTCTCCGGGTTAGGTAATGTAGTAAACTCTTTGCTTACAGCAGCTTCAACAGTATTCCTAGATGTTACATCATTTAGTGCTTTTAATTCACTGACAGGTACAATGTGTCTCTGAAATCCTGAGTTACTTGTAATCATTTCATACTCATCTTTCCAATGAGGATTATACTTAAGTAAGTATAGTGTTCTCTTTGGATCTTCTGATTTATAATCAATGCTAACAAATTCTGTATATATATCCATATTATTTTCTAGTTCACTAGGGAAGAATGTAATATGTAATTCATCTTTACCTTGAGGTCTATATGCCATCTTAGGTATGTACGCAGGCTTGTTTATCTTTTCATTTTTAAAATAATCAGCATGCTCTTTATATAATTCTTTAATACTTGCTTTACGTTCTTGTGGTGTCATATATTTTATTTTATTGTCTAACTTGTTGAGGTGGCGTGTCCATCTCCATAATTTCCATACGTTCAAATGCTGCTTTAAAGAATGACATACTCAT